CTTATAAAAAGGATGGAGACCCCTTACAGGGCCTCTATCACTTCTAGTGTAGCAGTAGTCATTATACCGCCTTCATATGTTACACCTTCTGTACCGTTTTCCGCATAATATACTATAATATCAGGGTTGACATCAATAGTAGTGCTATTACTAACAGGTGTTACTAGAGGAGGAAATATCTTAACAGCAGTATTGCTTGTAGATAAATTTGCCTCATCTATAACCTGATAAATTTTATTACCTGAACTGACCTTAATAAAAAGACCAGCAGGTAATTTAGCAGTACCAGAGTTAAGTGACATATTCAAAATACCGTGAGCACCAAATACACTATCGGTGTTGGTAGCCCCGACTGCAGTAGTACCATTAATGGTATTACTATCTAAGCTAGGGTCTGCCGTTACACCGATATGTTGTGGCATTGTCATGGCAAAAGGACGGTGAAGACCAAACATAGACCGATGCACACTGAGTCTTGCTCCGTGATTATCAGACGCTGTTGTGCCTTTATTGTTGGAAGGGGCGAGAGTTATTTTCAACTCCCACCTTTGAGCGCCATTAGATACTGTTTGAGTCTTGAGATTAAGAGTCTCAGACCTAGAGATCCTTTCGTAGCTGTTTATTTCCAACGGAGTTGTGTAGCTTAGTCCTTCGAATGCATTAGCCATTTAATACTCCTCGTTCTCTGAAGTTTCCTTCAACTTGTTGTGATAGTTCATTGCCCATATCGCGTACTGCTTTACGGGTAGCTTCAGTTACATCGCCAGTTACTTGTAGGTTTACAGTAGTAGACTGCGCTTGAGCTGGTGCTACGCTAGACATACGCTTAGATTGAGACTCCATAGACATAACAGGTAAAGAGTTTCCTACCTGACCACCAGTGGAGAATCTGCTAATATCCGCACCTTCATTAATGGCTTTAATTAGAGCACCATTACGCTTAGTTGCCTTAGCGTTAATAACGTACTCGCCATTAGAAAGCATAGCAGGGATACTATCGCTAGTACCTGTACCCGCACCTCTTACATAGCCGCCTGTAGAAAAGAAACTAAAGCCTTGAGTCGCAGAAGCAGTAGTTGCTGCCGCCGCTAGTTGCATAAGGGCACTAGTTGCTAGAGACAATGCAGTAGTGAAGGTTAGGGTTGTAGTAGCCGCAGTAGCTGTGGTGCCAGAAGCAACAGCAGTAGCTGTACCAAAACCAAGTGCGGAAGCAATAGAACTACCTACACTACCAAGCCAACCGAGTATACCAGCATCTGCTTGTGCAACACTTCCTGTGAGCTTTTCTAATCCTTCAGCAGGTAAAGCAGTAATATCTTCTTTTTCGCCTTCAGAGTCTCCTCCACCGAAACCACCGAAGAATGAACCGCCAGCTGCTTCTAATGCGTCTTTCTCTTCATTATCAGGGCCGCGAAGCATTTCTGCAATACCACCACCAATACCACCTTTGCCTTCAAAAGCACCAAAGAAAGAGTCTAAGAACCCTTCAGCAAAACTAGCAATACGATCAGTCATACCTTTCTGTAGATGATTCGTGATAATAGAAGCCATAGAATCACCGAAGTCAGACTTACCATGAAGAGCGTCAGTAACAGCAGAACCAAAGTTACCTGCTAGGTCTTCTGCAACCTTTTCGTTTAACAGTTTATCTTCAACTGCTTTACGAGCGGCTTCCTCTAGGGCAACTACCTTTTCGTTAAATGCAGCAACAGCCGCTATACGTTGATTTTGGCCATCTACTGTTTCCTTGAAAACCCTATCTTCTATTTTCTTTCTTTCTTCAGCAAGAAGAGTGGCCTGTGCTATAATAGGAGCAGTAGCTTCCTTACCTAAGTCTGCAAAGTCATCAGCATTAAAGTTAACACCCAAGTCCTTAAAGGGTTTTAATGCTCTAGAGAAGTTATCTAACTGGGAAATAGCAATATCAGTGTTTAGCTTATCTCCAAATTTTTCTGACAGATCTTGTGCTTCCTTTTGCAGTTTGGCTTTTAGTTCAGGATTATTTAGAACATTTTCAAGCTGAACATTAATTTCACGCAAGTCATCAGCGTACTTCTGTACACGACCTTGTAAACCTTTTGGAAGATCAATAAGCTGTGATAAATCCAAAGCAACATCTGAGCCTTCTAGATCAGAAATTACCTTGTCAAAGACAGACAACAGGCCTCTCTCTGTTCCTTCTACAAGAAGATCCCCTGATCTCTGAAGCTCAGTTAACTCTAACTGTGCTTTGTTAATAACAGGAGCTGATGCGCCTTGACCTCTTAGGTCAGCTATTTCTTTCTCTTTAGCAAGAATCTTTTGTTGAGCACTAGTTATTTCTGCTAAAGCTTCTTTAGTGAAAGTTTTAACCAATAAAGGATCAATACCTAAAGCAGTAGCTAAGTCAAAGCTAGTTTGGGTTTTAAGTACTTTACCTATTTGGCCTATTGAGTACTTTACTCCGTCTAGTAATTTTAACTGCTCTGCAATCTGATCATTTTGAGCTTTAGAACCCGCTTCTGTAGTAGCTTGTATTTCTCTTATAGTACCCATTATTGCTTCGGTTTGACCTATAAGGGAGTTGTACTTCGCTTGTTCACTGTTACTGAGCCTTTGAAGATCAGCTATACTCTTAAGCTTAACAAGTTCTTCACCGTAGAAAGTTATAACTGACTTATAGTGAAGCTCTCTTTCATCAAAAGCCGCTTGAATACCTGCTTCTAATTTTCTAGCTTTAACTTGTTGCTCTAGCGCCTTAGTTACACCTTCAAGAAGTTTCTTCTGTACAGCAATTAAACCGTTTGCCTTATCAATAGAGTTTGTATCTTTAAAGAAACCCCATAAACCAAACAACCCGTCTTCAGCTTGTGCAAGCTCACCTTGCAAACGAACAAGCTCATTTGTAGTTGCTACAAACAACCCTTGAAGGGCTTCATCCCCAAATTCCATTAGGTCTTTAGTATCTACATCGAGATCAATCCTTATGCTAGGATCAATATCATCAAGCATTGTTTCTACAGCATCACGTGTGTCTCTTGCGAGAGGAGTAACACCTGCATCAAATATTAAGTTGAATGCTCCAATTCCAGCATTAGCAAGGTCTACAAACCCGTTTCTAACATCAAGGAACACACCTGTTAAGGCGATATCTAAACCAGTAGCAATATCATTAATTGTATCACTCCAGAATACACTTACTCTAGTTTCCCTTCTTAACCTTTTAAGTGTTTCTCTGTTAGCATTTTCAATAGTTTTAAGTGCCGCCTCAGCTTTAGCGGGTTCGTAGTCTATTCTTACTTCAAGATCTACACCCATACCAAAGAAATTAGCAATTTTGTTTCTAGTCATGTCGGCTTCATTAGAAGTCTCCATTAGTGACTTTGTAGCCTCATCTGCATTTGCAGCAACAGAACCAAACAAAGAGAACACTAGTGCTAAACCACCTAAAATGATAGCAATAGGCCCACCAATAGCCATCCACATAGCCCTAGCTCCAACAGCAACTACTCTCATAATACCTACTAACCCTGTTAAGGCGGCTTTAGTAAAGAAAGCGCCCATACCAATTAGTTTAGTTTGTATGATAGTTTTTGCCATAGCTAGGTTATTTATAATAATAGCTTTTGCAGATTGAATTGCAGCAGAAGCAATCTCAAAGAAACCTACTGAGCCTTTACCCGCAACACCAGCTGCTATCGTAGCCGCTGTATAAAGAGAGCTAATATATTGTGTGATTGCAGTATAAGCTCTTTTAGTACCAGAAGATATATTAGCCCAAGCAATTTTGCCTACACTTCCTATGTCCAAGTAAGTTGATACGAGCTCTGCAGCAGAAGTTGAGTCTAAGCTACTATCAAAGATCTTAGTTACAAAAACACCTGCCTGTACTACCGCCGCTTTAAACTTACCTCCAAACAAGGTGCCGCCCCAGTTAAACACAGCAAATGCTGTTCCGAGGGAGCCTATGAGGAATCCAGCTAGGGGGATAGACGCAAGCGCGTTACCGATTATAGGTATTTGTCTTAAAAACGCTTCTCCAAACTGATTTACTACGTCTAAGAGCGCAAAAGCTAAATCAACGAGAAGGAGAGGTAGGTTTACAAAAACAGCACCTATTGCCCTTCCTAATGTATTGGCAATAAGCAATCCTAGCTCTTCAACAGCGTTAATTACTGAAGCAGCAGTTAGCCCGGTTGCCAAGGCAGAACCTAAGGCTATAGGTAAAGTAAGAAACTTAAGTTTCCCCATTTTTGAGACTAAAAAGGTTACTGCCGAAGCAGCTGCAAGATCGTAAACTTGCGGGAATCTTTCTCTTACAAAAGCTACCCCTTTAGAGAGTTCTTCTATAAGAGCAACACCTACACCTGCTACAACTGCTTGACCACCGGATAAACCGATAGAAACACCAGCAATAGCTACTGCAAATATTTCACCTAAAGACTCTTTAAACCCACCGAAGTTATCCTGTACCTTTCCTAAGACATTCTTAAATGCTTTAGTAACTTTAGTGCCAAAGCTTTCAACAACAAATAGAGACTTAAACAGGTTAGAAGTGTAGTCAACAACACCATCAACCATATCAGGCCAGTAGGAGTTACCTACAACTCTATCATAAATATCCCAAAATACATCTTTTACTTTAGTGCCAAACTCTTTTACTGTTTGTAAAGCAATAGGTAGCTTTTCATTTGCTATATCAGCAATTGTTTCAAACATACCACCTAAAGCAAGTAAAGACACTAGTACTGATTGGCCAATCACAGAAACTAGCCCTGCAAGTGCAATGCCTAATGCATAGATTGTACCAACAATAGTCGCTCCAGTAACAATAGCCATTCCTCTTGCCATCTCTTTAAGAGCGTTAACAAAGGTTTCTATACTCGTTACTTCTCTAAAAGCATCTAATATTACTAATACTCTAAGGGCTAAAGCTGTAGCTTGTGTGATAATAAAAGCGCTTGCGGCAGCAATAAATGTACCTAAAGAACTTACTAGTACAGCGGTGACTCCTAGTATTGTACCAGAAATTCCACCCATAATAGCTAAAGAAACATCTCTGACAGAATCAGGTAACTGCTTTAAAAGCACAGAGTCAATTATTTGTGTAATGCCTATAATTATAATAGAGAAGTTAACTAAAAGAGATTGACCAAGGCCTGCTATCACAGAACCTAAGCCACCTAGTGTAGTTACTGCTGTACTTACTAAACCAGCAAAACCAACAGCGGCAATACCGACTAAAGCTACACCTAGTTCTTTAATTTGAACTACAAAACTAGAGAGATCATCAGTGTTCTTTACTGCACCTACGATGCTACCAATAGCTAAGGCAAACACAGTGGCTTGTGTAAAGATAACACCTAGCGCTCCTGCTACTATTACTCCTATTCCTGACATTATAGCGCCAATAGAAGACCCTAGTATACCCACAATACCGATAACGATAGCGGCTAATCCTGATTTTAGTTGAGCAGGGATAGCGGCAACTAAGCCTGAGAATAAATCTACAACATTGCTTGTAAAAGCCTTAACTCCGTTTAATGCACTATTAAAACCATTAACAGCCCATTCAGTTACTTCTTTAATTAAATCTGGCCAGTAGGAATTCCCTACGACCCTCATGTATACCCAGTAGAATAGTTCGCTAACTTTCTCTACAAAGGCTTCTATCTTGGGTAGTACAGTGTCACCAATGCTCATCGCTACAGAGAGTATCTTATCCCCCATATCCGTAAACGCACTGATAGCTGTATATACCCCTAAATTATTTAATATTCTTTGGAACCCAGACATCTTTTCTTCGGCGGTAGTAAATAGATCACCAAAAAGACCTTCTTTAGGCAAAGGAGCAAATAAGAAGTTACGCAGATTCTCTCCTAATTTTCTTGCCATAGGTGCTGTTCTTGTGAGGCTAGTACCTACGTTAAGTAACTTTTTAGATAGTGCATCTGTTGCACCAGTACCAGCAATAAACTCACGGGTCATCAATGATGCACCTTGTGCAAGCATTGAAAAGCCTTCGCCAACTGTGGCGTTAACGGCTCCAAATTCTTTCTCGATAACAGATCTCTGAGATTGGAAGGCTCTAACAACTACTTCAGAAGTAATCTTACCTTGTTCAGCAAGCTTACGAAGCCCACCAACACCTACACCAAGTTCAGCAGCAATAGCAGCCGCAACTCGTGGAGTCTGTTCCATCACAGAGTTTAATTCTTGTCCTCGTAGCGCACCAGCGGCGAGGCCCTGACCGAGCTGCACAATAGCCGCATTAGCGGACTCAGCAGAAGCACCAGAGATAACAATAGCTTTCTGGATGGTCTCGGTTACTTTGATGACATCCCCATTGGAAACGCCAAGTGCTTTTGTTGAACGACCAAGACGGTTATAAAGGTCAGCAATGCCTACCAGTGAACCTCTTGATCGAATAGCTACTTCTTGTAGCTCTTTAAATGTTGTGTTTAACTCTTTAGTTCTCCCCGTAACAAGAGCAATTCTGTTCTCAATAAGGGTAAATCGGTCTGTTATATTCGTAAGACCTTTTAGAGCAACAATACCAGCAATACCAGCGGTTAGGGCAGTTACAGATCGCTGTAAATTTCTTGCCATGTTAGTTGTTGTAGCAGATATATTATCTACCGATTTATTTAACTTACGCAAATCCGCTTGCGCTTGTCTGGAGTCTGACCGGACTTTTAATTCAATAGCCAAAACGGTATCTCCTGTGGTTAATTATTAAGGTAATACTTGAACAGCAACACCTTTGGGGCTGAAGTACCTGAACACCGTTCCTTCAATGAAACGGGCAGGTGCTTGGTTAGAACGCCCCATATTCAGGTCTTGAATATAAGGCACTCCATTATTTAAGTATAATGTGTCATACTTGTTTTTACTGGGAGGAGCAAGAAAGGGAACAGCTAGGTTTGCACCAGTTGCTATGTCCCTTGCTTGTCCTTGTATACTAGATATAGTCCAAGAACTACGAGCACGACCTGTTTTTACGGGTGTGGTTAGTTGTAAAGCGGCTTGAGCCTGTAAAGCGTTGAGCCTTAGACCTTGGTTAACAGTATGTATTACTTCTTCTTCAATATCACCAAGAGCTTTATCCACTCCTGATAGCTTAACAGAAACTCTGCTCACTTTTATCCTCCTAATGTTCTTGCTAAAATAGCACCAAATGCAGACCTTCTTAAGGACTGGTTAGATGCTTCTTCGTCTGATTTCTCCCCTTCCCACTTGTGTAGCTGGGATAACGAGGGGAAAAGCTCGTTAGGTTTAACCTTGGCACCTTGGGCTTGCATAATCAGTCCAGCGCGAGAATCCTCACGCCAACCAATAGGCCTTGCTTCAAGGTATTTGCCCCACATAATAAGCTCTTCCTGTGGCATTTCATCCATTAGCTGGTACATAGGAATACCTAGATTAAATGCCAAGTCGTAAAGGAAAAGTTCTTCAGGGCTTATGCGTTTCCCGCGTCAGCTTGAGACATACCCATAATGCTTTCAGAAAGCTTGGTAAGCTCAGTAACAGGGAAGCCATCAAAGTCTTCATCAGTCATATCTTCTGCGTCAACAACAGCTAGACGCATAACAAAACGAAGAACGTCTAACTGATCACCGCCTTCCTCTTGCTCTTTTGACTTTGCTTCGATAGCACGGACGTCACCTACAGTCAATACTTTGATCTCTACAGTGCCATCCATAAATTCTACTTCTTTAGTTAATTTTTTGCCGATAAACTTTTTCATTGTGTTAATTCCTTATTAAATTATTTGTTGGGTGTTTCAGGGTTAAATAGATGTTCGTTATGTTTTTCAAAGTCTTCAATCATTTGGTGCATAGTGTGTAATACGCCAAGAGTATCGAATACTTCTTTATGTTTGTCAGAACCGGGTTCAAAGTCTTTAAAACGTTCGAAAGTTCTACGGATGCTAAAGTCGATGTCTTTATGTATGTTACGGGTGGTTACCTGTAGTACAAAAGCCTTGTCGAATGGTTTAGAATCGGACATAGTATATTCC